ATGACAACTAACAACACTTACACACCTTACAGAGCCATGCAGTCAAAACTGGAGCAACTCCGAGACTTTCGAGGTAGCTCCGCAACGGCAGTCTTTACAGGTACACGCTACATAATAAAAAGCTACGAAACAGTAATATTGGATTTAAACACCAAAACAGGCGAACTGCTTTTTAATAACTGCTATTACAGCAGAACAACATCGAAAATCCAAAACATGATAAAAGCCGCTTTTAACCTAACAGACTGCAAGGAAAGAAAATGTTTTCTAATGATAAACGGCAGTATAAAAGCACATTTTGAGACCTTAAAGGAGGCAGAAGCATGAAAATTTACAAGGAAGTAGACCACACAGGTTTTGAATTTTGGGCAGGAGCAAAAGACACAGTAGCAATGCTGACAGAACAGGAACTTAGCACCGTTTGGAGATTTTTAGAGGAAGATTGCGGTTTTAATATGAACACCCCGACAGAAACAGATATAAATGATTTCTTCTGGTTTGAGACGGATACCATCGCAGACTTGCTGGGTTATAGCGATTGGGAAGCCTTACTAGAAGAAAGATAAAGCCTTTTGTGTCTTGTTGCTGACCTTTAGGAACTCCTAGAGGTTAGCCAAGAGGATACAAACAGTTAGCAGAGCTAACGATAGTAAGCCTCTAGGAAGGAGCGTAAGAACCTTGACAACAAAACAGAAAGGACTAGCAGTTATCCTGTTAGCCCTCACCCTTAGTTTGTTGTCTCGAACTGCTCATTAAGTAGGTAGAGACAGGGGGCAGGCTCACACCCTGCTACCCTGATTTACCTAGATTATACCATAAGGAACATAAGGAGGGCAAGACATGAAATTGATCGTTCAAATAATTTTAGGAACAACCTTAGGAGAACTTTTGACCCTAGCTATCTTACATTTGACAGTATGGGGCGTATAAGGAGGAGTTTACATGATTAGCAGTATTGAACAAATCACACTCAAAGACGGTCAGACAATACTGGTTATGAGCCATGCTGACCTAGTGGAAACCATGAGAAACACCCTAGGCGATGAATTCGCCGACCTAGTAGCGCAGGAAATGACAGGCACAGACCGAGCGCACGCTTCGGAAATACAAGGCTATGAAGCGTGTTTAAGAGAGCATGAGGGCATGGTTGACTCCTATTCGGCTGCCCTTCGGGATGTCTTAGAGGAAGCAAGGAAGCTCCAAAGCCAACTTGCAGCTCCTAGGTTAAACCGGGAGAACCTAAAAGAAACCTGTACAAGCATTATAGATATTGTGGAAGAAGAGATCTAACAATTAGAAGGAGGAAATTATTATGACTAACAAGGAACGGGAACAGCGATATCAAGACTGGAACGACTTACTTTACCAATATCTACAAGGAGATGGCGATGAAGAAAGAGTATGCGCTTTAGGAGAGCTTTTAGAAACCATAGGAAACCTTGTAGCTGTTGATGTGTCGGAACTGACTGAAAAGATAGATACTTATTATGCCAAAATACGTAGACCCGCTGTTATCCCTGTTAAAAAGATTGAGGTTGGTAAGGTGTATAGGGTTATTGAAGATGAAAAATGGGTGTATACATATTTTCGTAGCGGTGATATTGTGCGTGCGTTGCGTGAACCTAATGAAATCGGCGAGGTATACGCCCAAAGCCTTATGCGGACCATGCATGGAAAAGGTGACTGGTACACTCATGTATCAAATCTTGAGGAGGTCTGACGATCAATGAAACTTCTTGACAGAATTATGATGTTCCTTGTCTTAGCTGCCTTAGCTATCGACTGGGACACGACCTTAAAGAACTTCGGGTTATAAGAAGAATGAGGAGGATATACAAATGAAAGACTTAGAGACTTTGAAAAAACAAGTCGGAAGTTATGAAGCTTTAATTAAATTAATGTATAACATTGGAACACTTACAGAGTGTGATGTTAATGAAATAGTAGAAAGATTAGACCAAATAGAAAGTAACTTAGGTAATTATTAATAGTTGTCTTGCTAGTGCCTATGAGGTTACCTCGTGGGCACCATGGAGGATAGCTAATCCCCAAATACTAAACACGTTGACAAGTGAAAATTATTCGTTTGTTCGACAATATCACTAAGGAGGAATAAACAATATGAACAATTTACAAGTATTCCAAAATGAAGCCTTTGGACAAATGCGGGTAATAGTGAAAGATGGTGAGCCATGGTTCGCTGGTAAAGATGTAGCGGAGGCACTCGGCTATAACAACACGAAAAAGGCATTAATTGACCATATAGACGAAGATGACAAACAACTAATTCAAAGGTCACAAATCGTTACCTTAGAAAATCATCTACCAAAAGAAGTATTTCCTTTTAACTTCGTTCCCGCAGAAATACCAAACAGAGGCTTAACTTTTATCAATGAGAGTGGAGTGTATTCCTTAATATTACGTTCAAAACTCCCTGCCGCAAAACAATTCAAACGTTGGGTAACCTCGGAAGTCCTTCCGGCGATCCGCAAGCACAAAATGTATCTCACACCTGAAACTGCAAAGGAAGCCATAGAAGAACCAAGTGTATTCCTAGCTAAAGCTATGTTAGTCGCAAATAACGTCATAGACCAACAAAAAGCAAAGCTAGAAGCCCAAGCCCATCAAATCAACCAACTGAAACCAAAAGCTAAAATTTACGACAAATATATGAACGCTGAGGACAGCTACACCATAACGGATGTCGCTGTAATGAATGGAGTTAGACCAACAGACCTATTTAGCTTCCTAAAGCGTATCAACTGGTTAACCAAGCAAGCCCAGTGTGCCTATGAGTTAACAAAAGAAGCTCCCAAGGAATACTTTAAGGTAATCAAATGTTACTACGGAGGATGTTCACGCAAAACACAAATTCGAGTCACAGCAACAGGCTTTAATGCAATCTCCAACCTGATAGAGACAGCATTATGACAAGGAGACTTAAAGAAAACCTAATAATTTTAATAATACTCGCTATTATTTTAGCCCCTTGGAAAAAACTTTTCTCAAGCTAGCAGGAAGTTTTATGGTTTGAAACCTAACGAATAGCCACCTTTAACTAAACATAAGTTCGTGTTAATTCTCACGCTTAGTTGAGGGTGGATTTTTGTTAGCCTTGTGTCAAAACGTACGTTCGTTATAATAGCCTTATGTTCGTATTAAAAGCGAACAAAATTTGAAGAAAAGAAGGAGACAAACATCATGGAAAAACACCCACTGTACTTTGAAGAACTAGAGCTGGAGGCACGTTACAAGACTTTTGGTGAACAGAAATTACGCCAAGCCTACGACAAAGCCAAGGCAGAGGGTCAAGTCGGAACAACTACCCTTGGACAGAAGTTTATAGCCCATCAATACAGCAATGTTTTTGAAGCCGTCAAGCTGTTTGTCGAAAACGCACTGGCTCCGAAAAGGGGCGTAAAACCTGCCTATGTAAGCATCTTATTTGAAATGGTAGAGCTTTACAAAGAGGAGAAAGACCAGCTTTATAGCTTGCTAACCTTCTCGCCTTTCTCAATCCTTATGAACAACCTTATGAAACGTAAAGACCTCTTTTTGTCTAACGTAAGCCAGCTCATAGGTAAAGAAATCCAAGACGAATACAACCTCACTCACTACCTTAGTCTGAATCCGAGTCGAAATGTTGTCGTCAATAATGGAATTGACCAGCGTGTTCAGAGCTTCTACCGCCGTGCCTATGCGATTGCATGGATGAAACGTGACGGCTACCAAGCTCCTAAATGGAACACTCAAGACCTGATGCAGCTCTCCGCTTGCCTAGTCAATATAATCATTGAGAATACTCCTTACTTTGAATACTGCCAACACGGTACAACCTTGAACTTGCAGCCGACACAAGCCCTTTTGGATGCATGGATGAACAACGAGGATAACGCAGTAAGCAGTGCCTACCGTCTCTGCCCCACTATCATCCCTCCGAAACCTTGGGAGTCCTACGACGAAGGTGGTTATTACGGTGAGCTTCAAACCAGCACATCCCTGCTCCGACTCCGAGATCAACGGACTGTCTTTGGTAAGAAGTATCTGAAAAAGCTAGGACAGATGGAGCTTGCTGGCGTAAGAAAAGCAATCAATAGTATCCAAGCGACTCCTTGGAAAATCAATAAGAAAGTCTTAGCAGTCATACAAGATGTAATGGAACTTGGTGGAGGCCGTGCAGGCATCCCCTATATCAACGAAGCCCCGAAGCCTATGGTGCTTCCTAATGCACCTACAGAAGAGCAGCTCAAGGAATACCGTAAAGTTATGGTCGGCTACTACAAGGATGAAACAAGACGTAAAAGCCTTGCCCTGAGAGCCATTGGAAACATTAAGACTGCTGAGGAGTTCTCTAAGTACGACAAAATTTACTTCCCTTGCAACATGGACTTCCGAGGTCGTGTCTACCCTCTGCCCTCTTTCAGCTTCCAAGGGGATGACCTGAACAAGGGACTTATCCTCTTTGCTGATGCTCCTGCCTGTGAAGATATGGAAGACATCAACTGGCTTGCTGTCCACGGTGCAAACCTAGCTGGTGTCGATAAAGTCAGCTATGATGACCGCATCCAGTGGGTCAAAGACAACGAACTTGAAATCCTTGCTTCTGCTCTTGACCCGCTTGCTAACACCTTTTGGATGAACCAAGACGAACCCTGTCAATTCCTGGCTTTCTGCTTTGAGTGGCAAGCGTGGAAGCAGTGGGAAATTGAACACGGCAGTCCTAAAGGCTTTGTGTCAGGTATCCCTGTGGCTTTCGATGGTACCTGCTCAGGACTCCAGCACTTCTCTGCAATTCTTAGAGACCCTGTAGGCGGTGCAGCTGTAAACCTCCTGCCCTCCGACAAACCCAATGACATCTATGGAGTAGTTGCTGTCAAAGTAAATGCAGCAATAGACGAAGACCTCCAGATCGGTACCTTAGATGATGTTGTCGATACTAAAATCAAGTTTGGCACCAAGACCCTTGCACAACTTTGGAGAATGTATGGCGTTACTCGGAAGGTAACCAAACGCTCCGTTATGACTCTCGCCTACGGCTCCAAGGAGTATGGCTTTAGAGACCAAATCTTTGAAGACATAATCAAAAAGGATATGCAGGAACAGAAAGATGCTTCCGTATTCACTGATGAAAACTGCTGGCAAGCCTCTGCGTATATGGCGAAGCTCATCTGGAACGCTGTTAGAACGACTGTAGTTGCAGCTGTAGATGGCATGAAGTGGCTACAGGACTGCGCCAAGCTGGTTACCAAGAAGGGTCAAGTAGTTACTTGGACGACTCCAATGGGTCTCCCAGTTCAACAAAGCTATATGGAATGTGTCAGCACTCAGGTACGCCTAAGATGTGCAGGTAAAAACATCCGTCTCTATGGTCTGAACGTCACTGGTAATATCGACAAAAGAGCGCAAGCTCAGGGTGTCGCTCCTAACTTCATTCATAGCATGGATGCAAGCCACCTTCAACTAACTGTCTGCATTGCTGCGGAGTTAGGCATTAGGCATTTTGCAATGATACATGATTCCTATGGTTCACCTGTAGCTCAAGCAAAGACCATGTATAAGGCAGTACGCCAGAGCTTCATTGAAATGTACACTGAGCAAGACGTACTTGAGAACTTCAAGAACGATATGTTGAAACTCTCCGACACATCCCTCCCTACTTTACCAAAAAGAGGCGACCTGAAATTAGATGAAATTGCTAACAGTAAATACATCTTTTCTTAATTGTTCCACATAAGTGAGAAAGGAAACCAAAGGACATACCTAAGGATTACTCCTACTGTTATTCAGTAAATAGTAATACTTAAGGATGTCCTTTAGGACCCTTAAAATTATCTAAAAAAAGGAGGAAGTAAGTAATTATGAACAGACAAGAATTTGAAAAGTATATCAACCAAGGAGGTAAGCTGTTTGTCGTCACTGCTCCCCAGCTGGGTGCCGGATATCTCAACAAAGGAGAAATTGTCAAATTAAAATACGATGATGGCTCTTCTCTCCCTGCTTTCTATTACCCGAATAAAGAGCGCAGAGAAGAAACACTCCCATTTGATAATTGGACTTTTTTACACTTAAAAGACCTTGAGCCATACACGGTAACCACTGCCAACCACTATGACACCCTTCATCAACCCATAGAAACCATGCAAGCCAACATGACACCTGAGGAGTTCCAAGGGTACGTCAAGGGCAACATCATTAAATATGTGTGTCGTATGGGTCGTAAAGCTGGTGAGGACAAGCTTAAGGAAGCTAAGAAAATCCAAGACTACGCAAAATGGCTCATTGAGAGCCTCGAAGGTAAAACTATTAATCCAAGGGAGGATGAACAATAATGAACAGACAAGAATTTGAAAAGTATATTGAACAAGGAGGTAAGCTCTTTGTTGTTTTAAAGCCAGATGTTTTCTTTAAATCAGGTGATGTTGTCGAACTTAGATGTGATGATAAATCTAATAACCCTTCTTTTTATTATCCAAATCATGAGAAACGAGACCAAACTGCTCACCGAGAAGAGTCTAAAACATGGCATTATTTATTTTTATCCAACGTAAAGCCTTTTGTACCCTTCAAGGTTGGTGATATCGTTATTGCTCATCGAGACGAGTATTTCATCACCGATTCTTCAACTAAATGCCGTGTAGTTTCCTTAACCCCCTTGTCTTTTATGAAGGAAGCAGATATGGTAGTTACGCCTATAGAAGGAAACTACTTTTTTGGTATTCTATTTAACGTATCCTCTGCATACTTTAAATTAGCAGCAGTAGAAGAAAAAAAACCGCCGACCCTTGAGGTAACCCAAGATGGCAGCACGATCACTGTAAAGCTCACTGAGAACGGCAACGTAACCGAAGCCTCTGCTAAATGCAGTCCTACAGACACCTTTGACTATCTCACAGGAGTCCAAATCGCTCTTACCCGCCTCGCTCAGAAGACTGGAAAACCGCCTAAAATCTATTTACCCAAAGACACTACAGCTTACCAAGTAGAACTGCTGTAAGGTGTCTTTCTTTATTTGTCAAATGAGAGGAGGTGAAAACCATAGCAACTCCAAATTTAAACATCACAAAACTTCATGAGGATGCCCAAGTCTCCGCTGAGTACACCTTTACAGGTTTCTCGCTTGCCAGTGTAAGCTCTGCTGAAATCATGCCGAGCCAGATTGTCCAAAATGCGTACATCGTACATACAGGTATTGCCGTAGAGATTCCTAAAGGATACATCGGCAAAATCTTCTTGGCTCCCAAAGTGGGCATGGAGACAAAGCTGCGCCTTGCTCATGGCACAGGTATCATTACCAGCGACTATACAGGTGAGCTGATGCTATATGTTGAGAATATCGGACGGTATTCGGAATACATCACTAAAGGTCAATGTATCGCTCAGTTAGTTGTCGAAAAGTTAGACAACATAAAAGTTACGATCGCTGACACTAACCAATAATCAAAAAATAATAGTAGGAGGAACTAATATAATGAAAGCAATCAGTCTGGAAAACCAAGAAAAAATCAAAGGCATTGAGAAGGTCTTAGCGTTCCACAAGACTCAAATAGAAGCCTTGGAAGCCGCAAAGGAAGAACTACAGAAGCCACCTTCCCGTTGGAACAATACGTTTCTTCAAAACTTATATGTCTCTTTACCAGAAGGGCAATCTATTAGAGCCTATGAGCTTATGATAGACAAAATCAAGCTCTCACTGGAGCTTAGAGCATTCCAAGAGGAAACCGAAGGAGACTTCTCAGTAACCACCGATCTAAAACTCGCTTGGGGGATTCGTTTCGAAAATGGTAAATGCTATGCCTCCTCACATCGACCCGATTGTTATGGTATCGACCCTTTAAGCGTCTGGTTCTGTGAAAAAAGTACAGCCGAAGCAGCTATTGAAAAATTTGGTGACCGCCTGAAAGCTCTCTTTGTAGAAGTTCCTGCACAAAAAGAAGGAGATTTATAATTTGAGAACACAAATCATAACCCCTAAAGGAACCGCTCAGTATCCCAAGCTCCGTAGTCCGGAGTTCTTTGATGGTGCTGAGGTTGGCTATACAATCCAAATGGCTTTTAACAAGGAAGACACTGAGAAACTATTAGCTAAACTGGAAGAAGAACTGGAGGCCGCTAAGAACGCCAGTGAGTTCAAAGGTAAAAAATGGACGAACGCTCGCCTCGGCAGCCGTGAAGACAAAAATGGTGATATCGTCTTTAAATTTAAGACCAAAACCAGCTACACGTCTAAGACTGGTGAAGTAAAACAACGCACCATTCCTATCTTTGATGCTAAAGGTAACCCAATAAAAGGCGACATCGGTCACGGCTCTGTTTGTCGTGTACGCTTCACTGTCAGTCCCTATCACAAGTCTGCCGTTAACTGTGGCCTGACTTTGTATCTGGATGCTGTACAGTGTATCGAATACAAGGAACCGGGCGGGTTTAACGCATCTGCTTTTGGTTTCGACAAAGAAGAGGGCTACGATGTAACTAAGAACGAGTGCATTCCGGTACCGTTTGATGCCGAAGAAGAAGAAGCGGAGTTCTAAACATTGGCTGCACGCTTCTTTAATCGTCATGGAGGGTTCTATCAGAAACCCACGGCATACCGTAGCGGGCTTGAAGACAAAGTAGGAGAACAACTGAAAAATGCAGGAATTGAGGCAGCTTACGAGAAACACAAGCTGCCTTATATTATTCCAGCAACCGATCATTATTACACCCCTGATTGGGTGTTACCTAATGGTATCATCGTGGAAGCTAAAGGTCTCTTTGATGCAGAAGACAGGCGCAAGCATCTCCTCATCAAAGACCAATACCCACACCTCGACATCCGTTTTGTCTTTAGTAGCCTTACCACCAAAATCTATTCAGGCAGTAAGACAACTGTTGCTGACTGGTGCGAAAAACACGGCTACCAATATGCTCGTAAATTTATTCCGCCAAGCTGGTTTGATGAACCTAAGAAACCCACTGACGGACTCATTCTAAAGAAAGGAGGCAGCAGCAAATAAGCACTCTAAAATTCAAACAACGTACCTGCACAGACTGGTTCTATATCATCAAGAAGCCTATTAATGGAGCTGATAAGGAAGCCTTAGTCAATGCTGCTCGCCGTCTTGGTGAGTTCGACTCAGGGTATCACTTCATTATCCAAAATGACGGCACAGTAGAAGCAGACAGGGATGTCGACGCTGTCGCACAGTGGGATTTCAAGGACAACACAACGTCCGTCTACATCCTCTGCGACACCTCTGGAAACCTTACAGACTCCCAAAGGATTGCTGTAAGCGACCTGTTCAAGACCCTTGTTGCTATCTACCCTAATATCCAAACTGTAGAGGTACTCTAATATGGAACAGACCGAATCTCAAGTTGTAGAGGCACACGTCCCCTGCCCTGATTGTGGTAGTAGTGATGCAATGTGTGTCTATGATGACGGACACAGCTATTGTTTTAGTTGTAATACCCAACATCAAAATAAAGAACAGCAGACAAAAGCTGCCAAGCCAGTGACCAAGGGAGGCGTGGTGTCTCCTACTGATCTAAACCTTGGAGCCTTAATTGCCCGTGGTATCTCAATGGAAACCTGTAAAATCTACGGGTACTACAAGGGGTTCCGACATGATAGACCTGCTCAGTTTGCCTGTTACATTGATGAGGCTGGTACTGTTATAGGTCAGAAAGTCCGGTACGCCGACAAAACCTTTGAGACCCTCGGAAACCTTGAACGCCGCTTCTTCGGTCAGCACCTCTTTGCTTCCGGTAAGAAACTAATAATTACCGAAGGTGAAATCGACTGCCTCACTGTTAGCCAAATTCAAGGAAACAAATATCCTGTTGTGTCGCTGCCTAATGGCGCACAATCAGCAAAGAAGACCTTTGAAGCCCAATATGACTGGCTTGAAGGGTTTGAAGAAGTAATCGTTATGTTTGATATGGACAAGGTAGGTCGTGAAGCTGTAGACAGCGTTTGCGGTATCCTTAGCCCCAACAAACTCAAGATTGCTACCCTGCCCCTCAAAGACCCCAATGAGTGTCTGATGCAGGGACAAGCCTCAGCAGTAGTAAATGCAGTTTTCCGTGCGAAGACCTATAAACCCGCTTGTATAGTCAACGGCGAAGAACTCTGGGAAGCCCTGTCAACCGAACAGGAAGAAGCCCAAGGGTATCCGCTGCCGTGGGATATAGACCTCCAGAAGATGACTCTGGGACTCCGAAAAGGGGAACTGGTGCTTATCACTGCTGGCACTGGCACAGGTAAAACTACCTTTGTCAGACAGCTCGCACATCACTGCGGGGTCAACCTGGGCTTGAAAATCGGGATGCTGATGCTTGAAGAAAATGTCAAGAGGACTGCCAAAGGAATAATGTCTATCCACACAGGCAAACGCCTCGCTCTTAACCGACACCTCATTACTGAGGACGAATACAAAGATGCCTTTGATGCCACACTCGGCTCAGGGCATTTTATTTTTTATGAACACTTTGGGTCGCTGGAGTCAGACGACCTAATCAAAAACATTCGCTATATGGCAACCGCCGAACAATGCGACTTTATTATCCTTGACCATATATCCATCGCTATCAGCGGTTTGGAAATCGACAATGAACGAAAGGCTACAGACGTACTAATGACGAAGCTCCGCAGTCTTGCAGAAGAAACAGGAGTCGGGATGTTAGTTGTGTCGCACCTTAAGCGTGTCGATGGGACACCAGCAGAAGAAGGAGGGGCAGTAAGCCTCAGTCATCTTCGGGGTTCCCAAGCACTCCCTCAGTTATCCGATGGTGTCTGGGCGTTAGAACGCAACCAGCAAGCGGATGACTCTGAGAAAAACTTGGTTCGTGTAAGGATTCTTAAAGGTCGCTTCACAGGCGAAACAGGAATTGCTGGCTATTTAGCCTATGACAAAGAAACCGATCGGCTTGTAGCCGCAGAAAAACCACACAAAAAGGACATCGACTTGGGTAACGATGATGATGTTCCTTTTTAATTTTAAGGAGGAACATACTTATGAAAAAAAATTACTCTTATCCAGTCTCTAGCATTGGTTTCACTATCTCGGAACTCCCCGGCGAAACAGCAGTCTACATTGAGTTCTCTGGCTGTCGTCAGAACTGCCCCGGCTGTCACTCGGACTATCTTATTGGTGACCAAGGGGATTCCTTGAACCTTGAGGATACTGTTTACAATGCCTATGCGCTTGCTCAGAAGTATCCTGAGGACATCACTGCTATTGTCCTAATGGGCGGTACTACAAACAACGGTATTACCGAGAAGTCCCTTGGTATCCTTATCAAAGCCTTAGCGAAGAAAACAGGCTTACCTATTGGTCTCTATTCAGGTCGTGATGAAGCCCCTGATAAATACCTTGATATAGAAGAAATCAAGTGGGTCAAGACAGGTTCCTATAAAGAAGACCTTGGTGGTCTTGAGGAACCTACTACGAACCAAAGATTCTATGTTAAAGAACACACGATTGTAACCGACCAATATGGCGTTTATTCCGGTCGTATCCCTCATTGGGTCGATATGACCAAACAGTTCCAAATACTGAAAGGAGAAGAAATTGCTCAACAACCTAACTCCGACTCAGATTCAGAGTAAATTAGATTTTATCAAGAATTACATTACTGCCGACACCGCTGCTGACGGATCTATTGTTGACCCTAACGCTAATGTCACCTCAAAGAACGTAGCAACAATGGAGGCAGAACTTTATAAGTACGAGAACATTCAGGTAAATAGGGCTATTGTCTGTGATAAGATAACGCAAATGTTTGGCGCAGACTTAGCCACACAGTATCTTGAGGACATCCACTCTCATCTTATTTATGTCCATGATGAAACCTCACTGAAACCCTATTGTGCCTCTATCACACTCTACCCGTTCCTATTTGACGGCTCTAAGGCTATCGGAGGAACCTCAAGCAGACCAAGGAACCTACAGAGCTTCTGTGGCTCCTTCGTCAACCTCATGTATCAAATTGCAGGAGGCTTTGCGGGGGCTGTAGCTACAGTCGAGTTCCTTATGTATTTTGACTATTTCGCTAAGAAGACCTACGGCAGAAACTACCTGACGACAAACAGTCGTGAGATTCAGCAGGAATTACAGGGTGTAATCTACTCCATGAACCAACCTGCGGCTGCCCGAGGATTCCAAAGTATCTTCTGGAATATCTCAGTCTTTGATGAACACTACTTTACGTCCCTCTTTGATGAGTTTTACTTCCCTGATGGCACCAAGCCTGACTATGAGACACTTAAGCAGCTCCAAGAGTTCTTCATGGAGTGGTTCCGAAAAGAACGCCGTAAAGAGCTGCTTACTTTCCCGGTCATAACTGCTGCCTATCTGGTTGAAGAAGACACAGCAAAGGACAAGGACTTCCTCGACCTCTTAGCCGATCAAATGTCTAAAGGTCACAGCTTCTTTCACTATGAGTCTGACAGCGCAGATAGCCTTGCCTCCTGTTGTCGCCTCCGCAACGAGTTTGCAGACAATACGTTCAGCTATACTCTCGGTGCTGGTGGGGTTTCCACAGGTAGCGTACAGGTTATCACTATCAACTTTAATAGACTCAGACAGTCACACCTCGTCTTGCCTGATGTCGTTGAGCGTGTCCAGAAGTATCTTATGGCACACCGAAGTTACCATATGGATATGATAGAAGCTGGTATGCTTCCTGCTTACTCCGCAGGTTTCATCGACATTGACAAACAGTTTTGCACTATTGGTATCAATGGATGTCTTGAGAGCTTTGAGTATATCTGCAAACACACTGCTGTTGGTTTTTGGAAAGCCGAGAACTACACAGAGTATCTTAAGTATTGTTTGTCGACCATTCAGGACCTCAACAAGGAAGCATTGAAAACCTTTGGAACCCGCTTTAATACCGAGTTTGTCCCTGCTGAAAACCTTGGTGTCAAAAATGCTAAGTGGGATAAAGAAGATGGGTTATGGGTTCCTCGTGATTGCTATAACAGCTACTTCTACCCAGTAGAGGACACTAGCTGGAACATCCTTGACAAAATCAAAATTCACGGTAAGGAAGTCTCACAGTACCTTGATGGAGGAGCTGCTCTGCATCTCAATCTCCAGAGGGTTCCTACAAAAGCTGAAGCGTTAAACCTTATCCAGACCAACATAAGACACGGGGTTCCGTATTGGACTACCAATGTCCTTTGCACTGTCTGTAAACATTGCGGACATATAGACCCCAACTATCATACCGCTTGTCCTCAATGCTACTCGGCTGATATCGATTACGGCACAAGGGTCATCGGGTATCTCAAACTAATCTCCAGTTTTTCCAATGGAAGACAACAAGAAGCGGCTCTCAGAGCCTATCAAAACACAGGAGGTATTAAAATTGTTTCTGATTAAAATGTTTTTCGGTATGCAAAAATGGTGCTTAAAACAGCAAGTCAAAATGGCTAAAGCTTTGAGAGAAGCTAACACCAAAGCAATCGCTAAAATGCGTGAAGACATCTTAACCCTTGAAGATGAAAACGCAGAGCTGGGAAGAAAGTACCTGTAATCCTTGCTTTTCTTTGACATTGAGACTAATGGTCTCTTAGACACAGTGACAGAAGCTCACTGCATGGTCATAATTGATGAAGAAAATAATGTCACAGAATACCACCCCTCGGAAGTCCATCAGGGAGCCAAACGGCTCCTTGAGGCAATCCGGGAGGGCGATTTTATTTGTGGTCATAATGTCATCAACTTCGACCTCCCTGCCTTAGAGAAACTCTATCCAGACATCAAGGTGCCTTATGCACTCCAAGGGAATGTCGTGGATACCCTTGTCTTGTCCCGCCTGATCTATGGCAACATCAAAGACAGTGACAATGGACTCTTACGAGCAGGTAGACTTCCCGGTAAACTCTATGGCTCTCATGGCTTAAAGGCTTGGGGCTTCCGCTTAGGGGAACTTAAAGGAACCTATGCAGAAGAAACCGCCGATGCTTGGGCGCACTTCTCTGAGGAGATGCTTACCTACTGCGTTCAGGACGTAGTGGTCACCAAGAAACTCTATGAGAAACTGATGAGTAAAAACTACCCAGAAGCCCCTATAATCCTTGAACACCAAGCTCAGTGGCTCATGGCAAAACAGGAACGCAATGGTTTTCCTTTTGATGTCTTTGCTGCCCAAGAGCTTGAAATAGAACTCAGAAGTCGCAGTGCTACTCTTGATGCTGTCTTAAGGCAGCAGGTACCACTAATTCCCGACAAAGTATTTATCCCGAAACGAGACAACAAAACAAAAGGCTACATCAAAGGTGTGCCTATTCAGAAGTATAAAGACTTCAATCCAAATAGTCGGCAGCAGATTGAGTGGCTTATCAAAAACCACTTCAAGTACATTCCTGATAACGAGGAACTCTTTGAGGAAGGTACAGACCGCCTCAAGATTGACGACATTACCTTTGGCTATCTAAAGGCAGACCCCGAAGCTCCTGAAGAACTCCGCACTATCGCAGGCGGCTTCGAGGAATACCTGATGATAACCAAACGCCTCGGCCAACTAATCGACGGCAAATATGGCTGGCTCAAATGCGTCAAAGAAGATGGCCGCATCCACGGCTCCGTCAACTCATGCGGAGCAGTAACCGGCAGAGCCACCCACGCAGCTCCCAACGTCGCCCAAGTGCCGTCCATAGGTAGCCCTTATGGCAAGGAATGTCGCAGCCTCTTTACCGTCCCCGAAGGATGGCATCAAGTAGGTGTCGATGCCTCCGGCCTTGAACTGCGCTGTCTAGCTCACTTCATGTATCCATACGACAACGGAGCCTACGCCCATGAGATACTCAACGGCGACATCCACACAGCCAATCAGCTTGCCGCAGGGCTGCCTACTCGTAACCAAGCGAAAACCTTCATCTTAATAGCATAGGATGACTTGAGGGTAACCTCTCGATTAAAAACGTGTGAATTCAGGGAAACTCTCATATTGAGACAATCCTGAGCCAAGCTAAATATTTAAGGAGTTTAAAATGACAAAAGAAGATTATCTACTGAAAATATTACAAACACAACGTAACAAACCTAAGAAACTACAAACAGGGAAAGCCTCGAAATATCCGCAAGGCTACTTCAAAGAAAAGAAGTGTCGCCATTGTGGTTTTTTATTTATGCCAAAGGCTCCTAGTGAATATTACTGTTGTGATTTTTGTAAAGACTATGGTATAGCAGAAGCTTATTATAAACGCGCTTATAATCTGACTATTAAAGAATATCTTAATATAGCAGAAAAGCAACAATTTAAGTGTGCTATTTGTGGTAAAGATAATTTCAAAATGGCAGAACATCACTCTGGCATCTTAGTTGTTGACCATGACCATAAAACAGGAAATGTTAGAGGACTGTTGTGCCACAACTGCAATAGAGCCTTAGGTTTAATGCAAGATGATGTGTCTATTTTATCCCACTCCATTAAGTATTTAGAAGGTGCAACGACTATCCGCAAGGAGTAGTAGCAAGTGCTACGAAGCGCACGTCCCCTACATGGGTGAAGATATAGTCTGAACTCTATGGTGACATAGAGCAGCCGAAAGGCGGGCAGAGCTTAACGAACTCTGTTGAACATAATGATGCTTTTTTATATGGAGCTGGAGATGCAAAAATTGGCAAAATTGTGCATGGTACCGCTAAGGATGGTAAACGACTTAAAAGAGAGTTCCTGTCTAAAACACCAGCTATTGCTGACCTTAAGGCAGCCATTACGAACGCTCTGGTCGCTGAGGAATTTAGAGGCAGAGTTACCAAATGGAAACGCAGATATCTCAAAGGTCTTGATGGTCGTCCTCTGCACGTCCGGTCGCTCCACTCAGCACTCAACCTGCTCCTGCAATCAGCAGGTGCATTGATCTGCAAAAAGTGGATACTGCTACTCGAAGAAAACCTTATCAACCTTGGGCTTGACCACGGAGCTGACTTTCAGTACATGGCTTGGGTTCACGATGAAGTGCAGGTAGCTTGTCGGACGAAAGAGATTGCTGAGACGGTCATTAAGGTCGCTCAGGAGTCTATGAGACAAACTCAAGAATTTTTTGGATTCAGAGTCCAACTGGATACCGAAGGAAAGGTTGGGAAGAATTGGGCAGACTGTCACTAATTTTGTCGTTGCTGGCAACCTTTTACTTCCAAGAGGTTACCCTGACAGCCTATACTGCATCCGTTGAGGAATGTGGTAAGGCTGATGGGATAACCGCAAGTGGCACTAACGCTACTCAAGGTCGTACAATAGCTGCCGACCATTTACCTTTTGGTACCCTCGTGGAAATTGATGGTCACCTTTATACCGTTGAAGACCGCTTTGGCGGCGGTTACACTAACAAAATTGATATTTACTTTAACGAATATGCGGATGCCATAAACTTTGGCAGACAGCAAAGAGTAGTTAAGGTCTACTACTACTACTAAGGAGGAAATTAATTATGTATGAACCTATTATTGACCCTATGGTTTTCTATTGGATGGATCTTGTTGGTAAATTGCCCGGGATGACATGTATGTGCGGTTTAGTCACAGCAGTTTTTGCAACGTTTACAATAGTCAGCTTTAAAGAATGGAGAGATGAGGAGGAGCAAGACAAAGATCATAAAGCTCTTAAACGCCTTACAAAAATATCTACTATCATTTTCTGTATTGTAGCACTTTTAAACTTCTTACTCCCTAGCGAAAGTGCCTTATGCAAAATGCTGATTGCCAAACAGGTGACCCCTCATAACCTACAGGTCACTGGGGAAACCATTGATAAATTAGCAGAAAAAATCATCAATGTAACTCAGGAGGTCAAAAAATAATATGGCGAAGAAAAAGCCGACTATTGTCAATATTTCCTGCCCTAAATGTGAAAGACCATTATTGACCTTAGGTAACCTTGTAGAACCCACTAAGGTTACCATTCAGTGCCCTTGTGGATACACATTGAAAACTAAAGATATTACAGGAGGAGGTAACCGATGACCCCACATTATAAAAAAGAACTCCAAAGTATCGCCGACAAACATGGTTACTCTGTCCGCTCAGAAGAACGCCTTGACGCATTATCAGACAAATTCTTAGGGCAAGTAGTTAAGTATGGGAGGATGTATTGTCCTTGCCAAAACGTCCGTAATGAAGACTCCATTTGTCCATGCAGATATATGAGGTCTTACAGTGTCTGTAGGTGTGGCTTGTTTACGAAGGGAGAGCCTAATGGCAACCAAAAAGAAAACAGCTAAGACCTTCTTTGACTACTACCCGGACTTTCCTCGTGATAAGTCACATCTTGTCCAGCTCTGTCTCCCACGTGAAAAAATGAATAACAAAAAGACACCTCAGTTTCCTTTGATGTACTCAGAGAAACTTGATGGTGTCTTTTGTTTTGCCTTGTGCGATCTCACCAGTGTTCATATCTTTAGTCGCACAGGTGAAGAATACTTGAGCCTTGAACACCTCAAGCCTGAGCTGTACGACATCTCTAAGACCCTTGGTACCGACATCATTATCTTTGAAGGATACGCCAAGGGTGTCCCCCAGCCTACTATCAGCGGTTGGTGTCGAGACACTAAAGCCCAGCACTACGAAGTTGGGGCTTATGTCCATGATGCCCTGAGCCTCGATGAGTTCTGGGGAACCTGTGAAGCTCGTCCCTATGAAGAACGAAGCCAAGAGCTAAACCGCATTGAGTTCTGGCAGAGCTACCACCATACCTTCCTTGTTCCTCAATACTTTGCTTACACTTGGTCAGAAATCGACAAAGCAGCAGAGCGTATCTGGAATGCAGGTGGTGAGGGCTTGGTAGTTAGAGACCCAAGTGTCGGCTACCTCCCTGGTAAACGTAATGAAACCATGATGAAAGTTAAGAAGGACATTAGCTACGACCTGAAAGTCCTGAGCCTCCAAGAGGGAACCGGGAAATACACAGGGATGGTTGGCGCACTTGTCTGTCAGTTCAGAGGCGGCAAAGAAGTTGTTGTCGGTACTGGTCTTACGGATGCCCAACGGAAACGCTGGTGGTCTGAGTTCTTCTATGATGAAATCGTAGGTAAAATAGTTCAAATTGATGCTATGTCTGAGAGTACCAAAGGAGTCCTGAGGGAACCAAGGTTCAAAGGCATACGCACTGACAAAACAGAAGGAGATTTTTAATGACGCTCAAAATTCTTTTTGATGCTGATATGGTCGTCTTTAGGGAGACCGCTTCAGTCGAAACCCCTATTGATTGGGGGGATGACCTCTGGACACTCCATGCGGATGCAGGGGAAGCCAAGGTAAAGGTAGATGACGCAGTAGTTACTTTTACTGAGAAAGTTTTGCGCCACTACAAACATGAAGGTAACTATGAGATTCTAATGTGCTTCTCTGACACCGATAACTTCCGCAAGACGGTTCTGCCGGCTTACAAACTCAATAGAGCTGATAAACGCAAGCCTACTTGCTACTATGGCGTTAAACAGTGGGTCGAGGAAAATTATAACTGTTACCAGAGACCGGGCTTAGAAGCTGATGATTGTATTGGTATCCTTTCGACAATGAAGAACAGCAATGCAATTATTGTGTCGGGTGATAAGGATTTTAAAACAGTTCCGGGTCGCTTCTATGATTTTTCCCGAGACGAATTTTACGACATTACTCAGGAAGAAGCTGACTACTGGCACCTCTTTCAAACACTTGTGGGTGATGTAGCGGATAACTATAAAGGTTGTCCCGGCCTTGGTGTTGTAGGAGCGAAACGCCTTTTAGATTCCAAAGGAGCCACTTGGGAAACCGTTGTGGCTGCTTTTGAGAAGAAGGGGTTGGCCGAAAGTGATGCACTGGTTCAGGCGAGAGTCGCTAGGATTCTAAGGGCTTCCGATTATGACTTTACCGCAAAGAAGCCTATCCTCTGGTCGCCAAATTAATTGTTCCACATATAACGAAAACACTATCGTTCCAGATAAGTGAGGAGAGGAAGTGATTACATATTCGACCTCGAAGACTCTATGATTCCTATATTACCTAAAGGAGACCTAGAGTATCTCAAACAAGTCTTTAGTTTCTCTGAACTGATGAGGAAGCAACACGCTAACAATGATGAACATATTGGATATATGAAAGGCGTACAGGCGGTCTTAGAAGTTTGTGAGGCTTTAGCAAATCCACCGAGAACGGAGGACTATGACACCTAATGTGTTTTAAAGTCAAGTCACCAAGCGTTGCTAACACACAGGTAACAGCTTCTCAGCTCCTTCCTTCCACGGAAGCTACTGAGCCTGAAAGTCCTGTCTATGGTGGAGGTGGCGATGCTTTCAACAAGAAGAAAGGCAGAGATGCCTTGAAAATCAAAATGAACTCCACCTCTACTGGCTACAATCCAGTAAATATGTAGAACAGGAGGTACCATGTGTAACAAACCAAAAATTAAAACAACTCCTGCCCCTGTTGCTGCCGCTCCTGTTGCTGCCCCTGAGACAACTACTGTCGCTGATGTCGATTCAGCCATCGAGTCTAAGAAAAAGAAGACTGGTAAACAGTCCCTCACTATTGGTATCAGCAATACCAGAGGAACTGGGTTGAACATCTAATGGCAATAGAGCTTGTCGAAAAGGCAAAAGAGCTTTATGATCGCCTTGAAAACGACCGTAAATCTTATATCACAAGGGCAGAAGAATGTGCAAAGCTCACAATTCCTTCTTTATTTCCGAAGGAAGCCGACAACAAAGATACCAAATATGAGACCCCTTATCAATCCGTAGGAGCCAGAGGGTTAAACAATTTAACTGCTAAGTTACTCTTGGCGTTATTCCCTCCTAATGCCCCCTTCTACAAATTGACACTGCGTGATGACCTTGCAGAATACTTTGAGGCTGATGCCAACGCTAAATATGAGATTGAGCAAAAGCTCGTTCAGATGGAGCAAATCATTCTCAACTGCATTGAGACATACCAGATAAGGGTAACCATCAATGAAGCTATCAAACAGCTTTTGGTCGCTGGTAATTGTTGTCTGTTCCTCCCTCCGAAAGAAGGAGGCATTAAGCTCTATCGCCTTAACTCCTATGTAATCCAAAGGGATGCCTTAGGAAACGTGATACAGCTTATAGCAACCGACAAACTAACTGTTGCTACGCTCCCACAGGAAGTAAGGTCTCTAATTGATTCCAATAAGAAACCCGAAGAAGAAATAGTCGTATACACCCATGTTTACTACAGCAATGAAGATGACCGAATGTACTCCTACCAAGAAGTAGACGGCAAGCAGATACCGGGAACTGAAAATAACTATCCAAAAGATAAATGCCCGTGGATACCTCTGCGCCTTGTGAAACTTGATGGTGAGTCCTATGGTCGTGGTTATGTCGAGGAATACCTTGGTGACCTTAAGTCACTTGAGGGACTCCAAAAGGCAATCGTTGAATTAGCCGCTATCGCTGCAACTGTAATTAATCTCGTGAACCCCAATGGTATCACACAGGTTCGTAAAGTAACCGCAACGAAAAACGGTGGATTCGCACCGGGTCGCCTCGAAGATATCCAGACACTACAACTTCAAAAGTCCCAAGATATGCAGATAGCAAAACAGACAGCAGATGCCTTAGAAGCTCGGCTGTCTTATGTTTTTATGCTCAACTCTGCTGTACAGCGAAGTGGTGAACGTGTCACTGCTGAGGAAATCCGGTATGTCGCTGGGGAACTTGAGGATACCTTAGGTGGTATCTACTCTATCTTGTCGCAAGAACTACAGCTTCCACTGGTACGGAGACTGCTTGCCCAGCTTCAAGCTACAGGACAGCTCCCTCAGATTCCTGACAACATGATAGAGCCAGCAATCACCACAGGCATTGAAGCTCTTGGTCGTGGTCACGATCTAAGCAAAATGACAAGTTTCTTAACGACTGTTAGGGACATCCCTGAGGCTCAACAGCGTATCAACTGGGGTAACGCTATTATCTCTCTGGCTTCTGCTCACAACCTCGACACTACTGGTCTGGTTAAATCTGATGAGCAGATGCAAGAAGAAATGCAACAGCAAGCCATGATGCAAATGGCACAAGCAGCAACACCTAATGTCGCTAAAGGTCTCATAGAAGGACAAGAAGCGGCTCCTACTCAATAACAAGGAGGAACAAATGGAACCCACTGAAAATCAAGAAGTTGTCACAGAAACCGTGGCAACCGAAGAAGTTCCTGCCGTTACCGAACCCGACCTCTCACAAGTTGAAGTTGTGTCAAACGGTCAGGAAGTAGATTTAACATCATCGGAAGGTGAAAACTCGGACGATAAGGCTGCCGATAATGAAGAAAAGGTAGCAACTCCGAACCCTGATGATGTCGTACAGAAAGAAGTAAACGAAGCTAAAGCCACTACGGAACAGGTTAAGCAGCTTGTTACCGACAAAGGTTTAAACTTTGACGAGCTGCAAAGAACCTATGATGAAGCTGGTGCTTTGACTGAGGCACAGTACACTGAGCTGGAAGCAGCAGGTTATCCGAAAGCCGCTGTAGATGCCTGTATTGCTGGTCTCCAAGCGACCGCTGACAAATTCGTAGGAACCGTCAAGGAATATGCAGGTGGCACTGAGGGTTTTAATCGCATGGCAGCCTTTGTGAAATCCCAAGGGGAAGCACAGGTAGCCGCTTTTGATACCATTATGACCACCGCTGACCTGCCCACTATCAAGGAATACTTGAATGGTGTTAAGGCACAGATGGTAGCCAAGAACGGAACTGCAAATGGTTCTGTCTTAGGCAGTGCAACCTCTGGAGCGACCCGAGGTTTCTCTAATGTTGCTGAAATGACTAAAGCAATGTCCGACCCTCGATATGGTCGAGATGCTAAGTACACTCAGTCTGTAGAAGCTCGTGTAGCTACTTCCGACATATTCTAAAAGGCAGCCGTGTGGCTGTCTATTTTTATTCCCGAAAGGATGATTATTTAACTAATGGCAGATATTACTGTAGCCGCTCCCGGTCTAATCCAAGGTGGTAGCGACCACCTTGCCCTGTTCCTTAAAATGTTCGCTGGTGAATGTATCACCGCTTATGAACAAGCCTCTGTTACCAAAGGTCGCCATATTGAGCGTAATATTACCTCTGGTAAATCCGCACAGTTCCCTGTGTTTGGTCGTGCTAAAGCCGCTTATCTGAAAGCGGGTGCTAATCTTGATGACCTGCGTGTTAATATTCCGCACTCTGAGAAAATCATTGAGATTGATGGTCTGTTGACCTCTGATGCCCTGATTTTCGACCTTGATGATGCAATGGCACATTTTGACGTTCGTGCTGAATACTCCAAACAAATCGGCGAAGCCTTGGCTATCGCTCGTGATAGTGCTGTTCTGGCTGAGATTGCTAAATTGGTAGTTTTGGACAAAGAGAATATCACTGGTTTGGGTAAAGGCGCAATCATGTCTACGCCGCTCCCTGCTGCATCCATCGGCGAAACCGAAGCAATGGGTAAAGCACTCTTTGAACAGCTTTTGAAAATCAAAACTATTATGTCTGAAAATTATGTACCTGAGACTGAACGAACTGTTTATATCCGTCCGATGGCTCTGAATGCTCTGGTAGCTAACAAAGACATTATCAACAAACTGTATGGTGCTTCTGTAACCATCGAAAATGGTAAACCGCCTCGTCTGATAGGTTTTGACCTTGTTGAAACCCCGCATCTGAACCGAGGTGGCGCAGATGTTAATGCAGGTGTTATCCAAGGTGCTGGTCATGTATTCCCGGTTGACTACAAAGACTCCTGTATGTTCCTTGTAGCACATCGTTCCACTGTAGGTACTTTGACTTTGAAGAACTTGGCTCTGGAACACGCTCGCCGTGCTAATCTGCAAGCTGACCAAATCATTGCTAAATATGCAATGGGTCATGGCGGTTTGCGCCCGGAAGCTGCTTTCATGGGTGTTATTACCTCTGCATAATTTACCCATAGGGGAGTCTAATGGCTCCCCTATTTTTTCTAAAAGAAGAAAGGAGGCAAATCTCAAATGATTTCCCCCACTACTGAGCTTGATGCCGTCAATGAGATTATTGGTGCCATAGGCGAAGCCCCTGTGAACACCTTGGAAAACCTTATGAATGTTGACGTTATCAATGCACTCCGTATCCTCAGGGATAACAATAGAGCCTTTCAGTCCCGTGGCTGGTCTTTCAACAGCATCACTGAATACCCTTTGAACCCTGATGTTTACTCAAAGAAAATCAAATGGTTAGATGTATACCTAAAAATAGATGGTGAAGAAGGTACAAAGTATGTAAAGCAAGGCGACTACGTTTATGATCTAATCGCTAAGACCTCCACCTTTGAAAGTCCTATTTCTATCAATGCTATTATTTTAGTTCCCTTTGAAGATATGCCGGAACCTGCTCGCAACTACATTGTCGCTAAAGCCTCCGCTGAATTTCAATCGAGATACCTTGGTGATGAGTCGTTGACCCAAATTCTTAACAACAAAGTCCAAGAGACTTGGCAGTATCTACAGGAAGATGAACTCGACAAAAACGAATATAACTTACTTGACCATACTCATGTACAGGAGTTGTTGACCCGATGACAGCTTTATATTCTCAAACTATAAAAAACCTTGTAGCCGGTATCAGTCAACAGCCACAGGTTCTTAGGCATCCCGAGCAGCTCAACGAGCAAATCAATGGGTTCTCCACGGAAGCCGCTGGACTCCAAAAGAGACCTCCTACTCAGTATGTCGCTCCTTTAACGAAGGAAGTTAATGTCGGTAACAAACCGCTTGTACACTTCATCAACCGAGATGACTATGAGAAGTACATTGTGACCTTCACAGGTAGCGATGTTATGGTCTTTGACCTCGATGGGAACCCCAAGGAAGTCCACTATGAAAGTGAAGATGCCAGACGGTATATCACCACTCAGGCTCCTCGAAGTGACCTTAAGTGCCAGACTATAGCCGACTACACTTTTATCTCTAATATCTATGCAGTTCCAAGGATGTCCGATGAAGTAACAGAGGATGTCTGGGCTACTCAGGGTGCCTTAGTGAACATTAAGAGTGGTCAGTATGGTAGGACATATCGTGTGGATATTAATGGTATAACCATAGCATCTTTTACAAGCCCCGATGGTTCCGACAAGTCCCATACAGGGCAAATTGCGACTGACTACATTGCTTCCCAACTAGCGTCTCAAGCTCATAATAATGGCTACGCAGTACAAACAGGTTCCTCTTGGCTGTACATTACAAAATCCTCAAGTGCCTTTGTCGAAAAGAAATACTGGAGAGAACCTTCAACAACCTATGAACAACAAGAGAAAATCTTTAAAAGCATGAGCAGAACCACTGCCGTTTACCACTCTAAACAAAACCAGTTAATAGTTTCAGGATATAAGCCCGGAACAGAAGATATTACGCTTACCGAACAAGCACTTGCTGAGATTAATAGGTGCTCAAGGGATTATTGGGAAATTTTACAACAAAATGAATACCATTGTTACCTTCGCAGACGAGGTTTTTGGGAGACCGTTGTTGAGCCAAACACTGCAACAGATATCAAAAGTGTTTCTGTATATGATGGCTACAACAACCAAGCAGCTTTTGGCGTCCTTAAGACTGTCCAGAAATTCTCTATGCTCCCCGTTTCTGCTCCTGCTGGTTTCACTGTCAAAGTAGCAGGAGAGTCCGGCAGCACTACGGACGACTACTATATCCGTTATGATGCCTCTGAGAACCTCTGGAAAGAATGTGTGCGCCCTGGTATCCCTAAGAGTTACGACCTCCAGACCATGCCTCATGTTTTGGTCAGACAAGCTGATGGCTCTTTCTTACTCAGACGTGCTGAGTGGGAAGAACGAAAAACAGGTGATGAAGACTCTAATCCTGAGCCGTCCTTCATTGGGTACCCTATTAAGGATATTGTCTACTTCCGGAACCGCTTATGCTTTATAGCAGGTGAGAATGTAATCTTATCTCAGTCCGCTGGGTTCTTTAACTTCTGGATGGTTTCAACAAAGGAAGTCCAAGACACAGATGCTATTGATTTAGCTATATCCGACAACAAGATTGCCACTTTGCACCATGCGGTTCCTTACGACGAGAACCTTGTCTTGATGAGTGATGATGCACAGTTCATCTTGAGGTGTGAGGGTGTATTGACACCTAAGACCGCAAACATCCCTCCTGCTGTAACCCGCTTCGGTAATTCACTAAAGGCTAAACCTGCGACCGCTGGTAGAAATTTATACTTCACCGCAGAACGCAGTCAGTATACTACAGTTCGTGAGTTCTTCACTGCTGCTGACAACACTGAGAGTAAGGATGCTCAAGACATTACCAGCCATGTATCTAACTACATTCCTAATGGTGTCTATAAAATCGTTACGTCTCCTGTTGAGAACCTTCTGCTCTTTTTGACAGAAGGAGCCAGCAACTGCATTTATGTCTATAAATATCTCTTTATTGACTCCGTGCGCCAACAGGCAGCATGGTCTCACTGGGACTTTGGGGATGGTAATGTGTTCGGTGCGGACTTCTTTGGTGGTATCTTTTATGTCGTTATTGAAAGAGATGGAATACTTTTTCTTGAGAAGATGTCCTTCACCTACAACACTGCTGACTTTGAAGATGAACCTTACAGAATCTATTTAGATCGCAAGGTTCCTTATGTAATCCCGGAGGACTCCTACAACCCCGTCACAGAGCGAACCTCTTTTAACCTCAAGGATGTTTATGACTCCTCGGACTTAATAAGTTTCAATGGGTTTGCCCTTGTGGATACCAAAGGAACCTATATGGAACTTGAGGTAGCCGCTGATGGCTCAGTTGCAATTGAAGGAGACTGGCGCAACAAGACAGTATTTATTGGTCAGAACTTTACCATGAAGGTAGGCTTCTCGACCCTTATGATTAGGAAAGAGACCCAAAGTGGTACTAAAGCCATAGATACTGGTCGTTTGCAGCTCCGCTCTTTCTGGGTAAACTTTTCAGACTCAGGGACTTTCTTGGTCTCTGTCGATATAAAAGATAGGAATAAATTTGAATATCTGCATACCTCCAGAACCTTAGGGAACCGTAATAGTACCTTAGGTTCTTTAGTTTTTTCTACAGACCAATTCAAGGTTCCTATCCAATCCCTAAACACAAACTGCGATATAACGATCACCTCTACCAACCCTAATCCGGTCGCCTTAATCGGGGCTGGCTGGGAAGGAAGCTATTACAGGAGGAGTAAGCCTATATGAAATTACATACAGAAAAGACCACTCTTAAACAGATGCAGGACTTTCTGGAACACGCTCGCCCACTGGATATCCAAGAAGCTGAAATGGATGGCATTAAGTTTACTGACCTGCCCCTCTCTGATTTTGAGGACTGTAAGAGCATTGTAGACGAAGAAGGTAATGTCTTTGCTATTGGTGGTGTTGTCAAAGAAGACACCGATATAGGTGCTGTCTGGATGCTCTGTACAGAACGTGTAGAGCAGCATAAGATAACATTTCTTAGGTTCACCAAAAGGCTCCTTGAGGATTACCTAAAGCGTTATGCTGTCCTTGGTAACCGTGCATGGTTGGGTAATCAGCTCCACATTGATTGGCTGACTTGGATGGGTGCTAAATGGGCTAACTGTGAGGGTGAGTTTCGTTGGTTTGGTTTTGTTAGAAAGACCAACTATAAAAAGTCAACATAAAAATTAAATGTATTTGCAAAGAGTGTAGT